ATTCAATGCTCTGGTGGAGCTTTTCCGTCAGCGCCTTCTGCGTCTTCGCGTAGACGTGCCGGAAGATTGGGTCGCCGTTTGCCTTATGTCCTACGACGATGCGCCCTTCCCAACGCCCATCGCCGCGCTTTCTGACCATCCCATCCCCGGATGGCCGCCGTTTTCCCATATGCAGGACTCCTTTCCTTCATGTCGTTCTTTCTCTAACAACTACCACGCGGGAGACAGAATAGCTACCTCCCGCGCGGAGAGTTATCAGAAAGTTATCATTTCGGTTTCCTTTTGTCGATTGTGCAGGTTATTTGCCTTGCGGCCTGCGACATGGTTTGCTATAATATAGAAAAATTGCTTTTCCTGCGCTCGGTCTTGCTTCGCGAAATTTGCAAGGCGTGTTATGATACGTTCTATAAGGAGGATGCTATATGGGCAACAACCCGAAT